CTGGCCGTTGACGAGCACGACCGCCGCGATGCCATCCTGCTGTATATGAACGGTGAGCGTCACGGTAAGACACTGGAGGGCAGAGTAGGGGAACGCTGCCATACCTACTTCAATGAGATAGCCGCCGTGTATGCTGCAGGGAGGCTGCTTGGCATGAATACCAGCTCTCTGCTGCCCGTCATCAAGGAATACCTGGAAAATCCGTGGACGAACCCTGTGCTGGAAACGGTGCGTGAGAAGATACGCCGCGGCGAGGTTGCCGGTGACGTGAAGGCTTTTGAGAGTCCCCACTTCGGCAGTGGTATCGAGATAGCGTCACTGGGAGCCTTGAAGACGATCACGGGCTTTGCCATTGCCGACGCATGGATGTGGTGGGCCTATGAGGATGCCCTGTCGAGAGGCGCAAGGGGCTATTATGTGGTGAGGGGCAGCAGCTATCCCTGTGACGAGTGCGACTCGCATACCGGCATCTTCTATCCTATCGGTGACGAGGATAACAGGCCGCAGTATCATCTGAACTGCTGCTGCATGGTGGTGTATAGCTATGTGGATAGAGTATGAGTAAAGACATTATTAATATATAAATATGGCAAGAAAGACAAAGCGTATAGATGAGGCCACGCATGATGATGAGCAGGCGTTGGTGTCGGTAGTAGAGAATGAGAAAGATATTGTAGAGGTTCGCGGCAGGAAGATGGCCGTTCGTTGGCTCCATCCTGCGGTAGGCGACTGGGTGAGTGCGCTGATGGTGAAGGACGGTGACGATGCTAAGATACTGTGCAAGGCCGCTGCGTTGATACGGCTGAACGGTTTTTGGAAGTGCCATCTGCTTTACTGGTTGACGTGGCGTTGGTATTACTATGTGCGTCAGTACAATGCCCGTGAGCTGACCCCGCTGTTTGAGGTGGCTCAAAAAAAAACGGCATCGGAGGAAGCACCGGCCTACTTAAACGCTACAATATTACTGACCGCGTTGAGCACGACGAGAAAGCAGATGACCAAGGAGGAAGCAAGGCGTACCCTTCAAGAACTTCGTGGGGGCAGCGATGGGAAATCGCGCAGAAGCACGGCATCGACACCGGCCCCCTCACAATCCTCGGCCTCCCCGTCAGCGGAATGATGTATTACGTGAACTGGGTGCTGACGAACGCGCAGCTGGAGCTGCTTGCTGCCGACGTGAGCGTTGTGGACTACCACTACGGCGACAAGAAGAAAAAGAAGAAAAAGGGCGAGTATGACGACACCCCTGCCGACAGCGAGAGTGTCCGCAAGGCCGGCGACGACTGGCTGGATCGACATGCCGATGATGGCGGTGTGGTGGATATGAAACAGCTGCTAGGCGGTTTTCAGCAGGGCGTAGGTGTGAAAATATCCTCAGAATGATAAATTAAAGTTAATAGGTGAAAATATAAGCTGAAACATTTGGAGAATAGGAGAATATTTAATACCTTTGCAAGTGCAATCGTGTGGAGACGGTAGCAGAAATATGATAGAATATCAGAAGCGTTTAGCGTAGAAGATATAGAAACCCTGTGAAAGTTCTCCACCTTTTGCAGGGTTTCGCCATTTTTAGGCGTTCCGTGCAGAGTTCCATCCGTTGCCACTCAAAATCGGGCAAAACCCAAAAGACAAAAGGCAGCTAAAGACATAATCAGGCGACAAGACGCTAATCCTGCAACGTGCGACCCCCTCACGACAGGTCAAACCGAAGCCGCAAGGTATCAGTAAAGCGAAGGATGAAGACGGAAGTCGGGACTAAGAGCTTATTACGTGTTAATATTGGCTTTCTTGGAGGAATCCATGCTTGTCTGCCCAGTTTGGCTCTTCAGCCATTCAGTACCCCAAGGGATAGACTTCGGAGGTAAAGGGGGGAGGTGCGTCTTTGAAGATTGAATGACTGCGGCAATACCTCAGTTTACGGAGAACATAGATGAAAAAGCATAAAACTAAGAGTTATGGAGAATAAGAAATTCGATTTGAACGTACAGGTAGCTGGCCAGCCAGTTATGGAGTACATGAGCTCTCTGATAGAGCGCAACGAGCGTCAGGAGATAGAGATAGAGCGTGGCAAGCTGAGTGTGTCGGTCTTGAAACAGATGAACAACAGAAGCCGTCTGATGCTCGATGCTGCGAAGTATGAGTTGAAGAGACTCGAATATGAGAAGCAGGAATCGTTAGGGAATTAAAAAACTTACATACGGGGCGGCTGTACGTCCTTATGGTGAGGTTTTTGCACTCACTAAATCGACCTAATAGGCTGCGAAACAATGGCTTGCACAAGATGGGCTGTAAGTAGCCTAAAAAACAAGGTGATATACAGTGAACTTAGAACCACCAAACTCCTGAGTCTGCTGTAAGTAGTCTAAAAAACAAGGTGATATACAGCCAGTTATTACAGTTAGCTGTCTGTAAGCAGCCTAAGAAATAAAGCAATATACAGCGGAAGTTGGGAAGAAAACAAATAACGATATGGTAATCACGAGGAAGATTGAGGTTTTCGTTCCTGAGAGTGACAAAGACCTCCGTAGGGCATACTACGATACACTTTATGCCAACAGAGATGCAGCCGTGAAGGTGGCGAACATGGCAGTGAGCCATTTGTTTGCCCTCGACAACGCCATGCCTTATCTGACTGACGAGGCTCGTGAGTGTATCGAGTATATAGGCTGCAAGGGCAATAAGGCCACGAAGCAGAATGCGCCATACGTGGTGGCCAGTCGTGCCTTCAAGGGCAAGGGCGTGTACATGGGTATGATACCCAGTGTGCTGCAGAACGTCCAAAAGATGTATCAGGACGACATGAAGAAAGGCATGTGGAACAAGTCGCTGCGTTCGTACAAGAGTAATATGCCCATCCCTATCAAGGCATCGCTATACAAGAACCTGCGGTTTTCTGAATATGAGAATGGCGATGGCGAGAAACGCGAGGGTTGTTTCTTCGAGGTAATGGGCATCCCGTTTCAGATGAAGTTCGGCAGGGATAGAAGCGGTAACAGACTGATAGTAGAGCGTGTCATCAACGGCGAGTACAAGATGTGTACCTCTTCGATAGTCGTTGACGGTAGGAAGACTTTTCTGCTGTTGTGTGTTGATGTGCCGAAGAAGGAGTTGAAGCTGGACGAGAAGAAGACGCTGTACGCTTTCCTGGGTGTGATGAATCCCGTGGTCTGCACCTGCGAGGTGGATGCCTACAGAGCCTACGACAGTGGTATGAAGGTGTGGGAGATAGGCACGAAGGAAGAATTTAACTACCGTCGCAGACAGATACAAGAGGCTGTCAGGCGTTGCCAGGTCAACAACCGCTATGCCGTTGGCGGCAAGGGTAGGGCGAAGAAATGCCAGGCCATTGAGCGATGGCATAAGAAGGAGAACAACTACGTAGACACGAAGCTGCACACCTATTCGCGTATGCTCGTTGACATGGCTATCAAGCACAAGTGTGGAAGAATAGTGCTGATGAAGGAGATGTCGAGAGAAAATGCAGCAAAGGAAGCCAACCAGAACGGTGAGCCTTTTGTGTTGAGAAACTGGACGTACTACGGTTTCAAGGAGAAGATAGCGTATAAGTGCAAGCTGGCTGGTATTACGTTAGAGGTAGAGAAATGAGAAAAGAAGATAATCGGGCGGGCTGTACCGCCTTAACGTGGGGATTTTTCACCTGCGAAATAGGTTTAACCATCACTATGACAAGGAGCTGCGCGATATAGGTTGTAGATGGTATGGAAATATGACCTATATACAGCAATTGGTATGTCTCTCTTTCCTTCCATTTGTTGTAGATGGTATGGAAATATGACCTATATACAGCATACTGCCGTCCACTTGTCAGTTGTTGATGACATAGCACGGAAGGCATGGGAAACGAGAAGGAGAGCTGGGGATTCCGACGGAGAAGCGTCGGACACAGGGGCATAGGAGTAACAATTAAAAAGATATAGATATGACAGACAGAGAACTGAGTATTGCGCTGCGTGAGATGGCGCGGACGCAAGTGAAGCCGCTTTGCGACGAGTGGTATAAAGACTGGCAAGACGGGTGTGATGTAGACACGCTGCTGGAGAAGTATGTGAAAGGCTTTGACTTCGCCGTGGAGAACGACTACCCGCCGTTGGAGTTTATCAGAAAGTATTTCAAGAAGGAAGACCTGCACCGCCACCATATCTACCTTGATGAGAATATCCATATAGACGGTGGCGAGAGCGGTTATTACGTGTTCCTCGGTAATTGCGGCGGCACGCTGGTTGTCGACGGCTTCAAGGCTGTAACGGTGTATGTGAGACACTTCTGCAATATAGACGTTCAGGCGAAGAACGGCTCACGGGTGCAGGTGACGTACTATGACAATAGCGAAGGAGAGTGCTCGGACGACGGTTGGAGCCGCATCAGGAAATACGACAGGACAAAGAAGGAGGGCTGATAACCCTCCTTTTTTTTGTGTGATTGTTGTGGTATAGCAATAGAACGAGTCTCTATTGTGCAGCTGCAGACGATGATGTGCGCAGCTGGTAGAGGCGGTCAGCCGCCTGCTGTTGCTTCTGTTCCTTGAAGATGCGGTCGGGCTCTGCGTTGGTGGTGTAGGGATTGTGCTCTGCGCCCGTCTCGGTAGACATGAGCCCTGCGTTTTTGAGCGCGACGAGGTTGTTAACTGTCTCGCTGACATTCTCGTGAACGAAGGGTATGATGTAGGATATGATATGGTCGTTGAGACGCATATACTCCGTGATACGTCCCTGTTCCATGCCGTAAGCCTCGCAGAAGAGGTCCCTCACCTCGTTGATGAACGTCTGTTCCTCCTTAGCCTGCAGGATGGCGAGGTCGAGGTTAGGCGAGTAGATGAGCTTGATGGCCGCAGCGGGAGTGTCGCCCGATTTCAGCTCCGGCGGTTCTACGGTGAACGATCCTCGGAAGAACTCCTTGAAGAGGCGCTCGACGTAAGCCTGATAGAACTCGCCCCCCGATTTCTTCTCCAAGAGCGACACCTTATCCTCCTTGCCTGCAGTGAAAGCGCGTACCCTTCCGTATGGGTCGCCCTTAATCTCAATGTCGTCGCCCTGCAGCAGATACGCATCGTTTGCCGTAGACGCGCACGCCTTTGCCCAGTAGGAGAGAGCCACCTCAATCTCGTCGGCTAGGTACTGAACATCGTTCCATCCCGGTCCGTTGCTTGCGCTTCGCTTATATGCCACGGGACATCTGGAGAATCCATGCTGCTGCCGGTAGACCAGTTCATATCCGTCGATGCCGAGGTAGTCTTTTACCCTGTTGACCGCCCCTTTGAGCCCGATGTTCGTCTGTTTATAGCGAGCGAGGTAGGTATCATCCCACACTTCGACATAAGAAACCGTCTTGCGGTTGTTCTCGTCGTAGGAATCGAACTTCCGCGCGAAGACGTTTATCTTGCCCGTAACCATGTCGTAGTGCGGGTATAGCGTATCGCCGTTGAGGAAGGACAGAACCTTGGTGTACATCTTCCCCTTGTACATGAAGAAGACGATAGCCTTGTCGCCCGTGATCTCCTCCGACTTGCCTGCCTCGTAGAGTGCTATGTCGATATTCTTTGACAGCCATCCCGTCTGGAATGAGAAGAACTCATCGTTGAGCTTGTCGTCGACCTTGCTGTCTGTGAGCTCATGGTGTGTGTCGTTGCCGTAGAGGTGGACGAGGTGTTGTGTGGCCACGACCCTTTGCAGCGGCACCGTGACTCGGAATGTCTCTTCGCGGTACATTGTCTCTCGTTTCTCTCCATTCTCCATGATGACCTCTCCGTAGTTGTAGCACTCCGGGAAGAACAGCTCATTGGTGATTTTGTGTCCTGACGGGTTGTATTCCTCGATGAAGTCCGTCTGTGTCATCATCATACCCACGGTATCTTTCTCCGTGTATCTGATGGCCTTCACAGGAGTCTGCGTTCTGGTGAACAGTCCGCTGTTCTGTATTCTGTAGAAGGGCTTTTTGGTTAATAAATCTCTTACTGCCATATTCTAGGGAGTTAAGGAGTAAGGAGTTGAAGGTGTAAAGTTTTTCCTCACTACCATCTCCTGCCTCCGAAGTTAAACATATTATATTGTCGTCTGTTGTTTGAGCCCGCCAGCAGTCCCAAGTTCTTTGGTTTGTGGTGTAGGCTCTTGATGTTGAACACCTCTCTGATGGCCGCTCCCTCGATGAAGTCGGGCGAGCGGTGTATGATGCGTTTCATCACCTTCACCTTGTCGACGACGCGCGTAGGGTCGTCTTCTCGGAATCGTATGCACCTGCGTTCCTCGTTAAGAATCTCGCGGAAGAGCTTGTTCTTATATCCTTTCCCGCTGAACCTTCGCATGAGCAGTTCGTCAGCGATGGAGTAAGTGCCGTCCTTAATGTGGTCGGCGAAGTATTGGAAGGACTGTGCCTTGAGGTTGTAGAACATACCCTTGAATTTCTCCTGCACGGCCTCCTTTGCGTTGAACGGTATGGCCTTCGGGAAGAATCCCTTGAACACCTGCCCTACGCCAATGAGGTCGTATGCGAAGTTTTCCTCCCTCACTCGCCACCTCTCCAGCAGAGCCTTTGCGAAGTCGACCGTTTTCTTGGCATCCTTTGAGCACACCTCAATATCCGCCATGTGGTTTCCCACCCAGAGGTAGAACACGCACTGGTCTCCGCCATCAAACGCCGCGTCGCAAGTGACCCGCCTCACTCCGTCGCCCGTCTGTTCGGCATTATTGTAGAAGCGTTCCATGTGCTCAATCTTGATGAGGTCGTTCCCTGCGGCCTTGTATTTCCAGTTACCGTCGAGGAAGCGAGCCTTCGTCTCGTCGTCCTGGTTGTATAGGTTGGCGAGGTAAGCCGGGTCGGAGTTGAGCAGGGCCTTGTTGTCGGTGAGCTTTGCCGGCACGAACGCCACTGACTTGATGAAGAGGTCTTGCGGTGCTCCGAACTCATTGTATTCGTCGCGCCATGAAGCCATGATGTCGGGTTTACACTTCTCGAACACCTCCTCACGGGAATCTCCCCATACCACGTCAGCCACATCATTTCCCGTCATGGTGCAGTAGCGCACCTTCCCTGCGCGTTCTGGGATGGGCAGTCCCGTTTCCTGGTCAATCCACCACTCTATGAACCTAGCCACCCACGAGTCGGGGTCGGGGTTACAGGAGCCTATGATGCGGTTGCGTATGCCGTAGGCGTTACGGTTAGACATGGTGAGCACCTTGAACTTCTGGTAAGACATCTGTGTCACCTCGTCGATGCCGATATAGGGGTACTGCTTACCCTGGTATCGGTCGTGGAAGGCCGCAGGCTCCATGTTGTGGTAAGAGAAGGTGAGCCATCCCCCGCTGTTGAAGTTCCATGTCATATCGTTCTTGGCACGGTTGTATGTGCCATAGTCGTTGTATAGCTCCTGCGAGGTGTCGATGATGTCAGAGAGGTCGTCGAGGTCTTTACGGAAGATGATGGCTCGGAAGTTAGGGTCGGTGATGTCGTAGAGAGCCTGCATGAGCAGTATGTACGTCTTACCTCCTCCACGCGATCCACCCGTGATAGAGATGTCGGCAGTAGAAGACAGCATGTCGTCCTGTCCTCCGGGCTGGAAATAGATCATGTTCTTGGGTTTAGTCGCGCGAATAGCATCCCACTCATCATCGTTGAGGATGGTGAGCGAGCGTGCCAGCTCCTTGTACCTCTGCGTGAGTACAGGCACGACAGCTTTCTGAATGTATTTTACCGGCTCGTATGCCATGTTATCCGCCAAATGGCTCATCTTTTGGGGCAAAAATAAGTAAAAAACAGATAATTTTAAAGAAATAGGAGAATATTTAAGCATAAAAATTTGCGAATATACAAAATATCCCTATTTTTGGAGCGTATTTCGGGCATTATGCCCTAGCGTTGAGACTTTTACGAGGCAGAAAGACTGCTTTCAGGATAATATTTAAACTAACTTTATGGAAATCGAAAAAATCGTTTCTACGGTTCAAGAGAGGGTTGGAAACACCGACTTTTCTACTCAGACCATTCAGAAGTATGTGGAGTTGAACCCCGTTGCCGACGGTCAGGAGCCCGATGAGGCTTATTTCACCAAGGCTAAGGAGTTTCTTTCGGCCATGCAAGGCCAGTACAACCACGACTTCTCGACGAAGTTCACCGAGGCAAAGAAAAACTTGCTGACGGAGGACACATTCAAGAGCATGTCGGCCGATCAGCTGGCCGAAGTCAAGAAGCTGTTGGAGGGTGTTGCGGGCAGACCGCAACCTACGGGCCATCAGGAGCCCTCGCATGAGAGTGATGAGGTGAAGGCGTTGAAGGCGCAGATAGCCAAGCTCACAGAGCGTCTAGACAACGGTGACAAGGCCAAGCAGCAAGCCGAGCTGTTGCAGAAGGTGAGAACCGCCATGAAGGAGCAGAAGGCCAATGACGACTATGTTCTTGACAACACGCTTCGAGGTGTGGAACTTGACGTGACGAAGAGCGTCGAGGACTTGGCCAAGGAGCAGCTGGCGCGTTATGATGCAGAATACCTCAGATGCCGTGGTGCAGGAGCACCACCCCGTCAGTCGGAAGGCGGCGGGAGTGCGGGTGAGAGCTGGCTAGACCGCAAGTTCAAGCAGAAAGCCGCCAAGGAAGGCTGGGGTAAGCAAGGGTGATGACGCGCCTAGAGACAGGTAAAAAGATTGTTTAACAAAAAACAGGATGAAATGAAACAAGATTTTCAAATTGGTAACTCGTTTGATTCGCAGACGCTGACAGCTGGCCACGCCAGGAAGGTATGGCGCAGAATTGACGAGCAGCTGCCTGGCGGTTACAGAATCGTGAACATGGCAGATTTCGCAAGTGCCGGTCTTGTTCGCTCAGGTATGGCCGTTGCCAAGAGTACAGCCAGTGGTGCCGACGAGCGTGACATCACCGTTATCCCCTGGGCCTCTATCGCCTCAGCCGAGTCGGTAGACAGCCTGAACATTATCGGTTTCCTCCAAGAAGACACCCCCGTCTATTCTCATGGCAGCGGTGCCAGTGCCACCTACAACTACGGTACGGGCAACATCGTCGTGAAGGGAGAGATTTACGGTTACATGCTCGGTGACACTCAGGCACAAGCTACCTCTGTAGCCGCCAAGATTAAGGGCATGACCCAGAAGAACGGCCTTTCCATCCGTGTGATTGAAGGATAAGCCAAGTTATTAACCATTAAAAGATTAGAAAGCTATGAAGACTATTCCAGTTACATTACGTGATATTATGAGTCTCGGTCTTGGTGGTGCTACTTGGCAGCAGTTCGTTGATAAGTACGAGGAGAAGTACGATGCCATGAGTATTGATGGTTTCGACTTCGACCCCATCACCATTGGCTACACCTTTGCCCAGCTTGTCAGCAAGACCGCCGCAACGGTGCTTCCCACCTATGTAGACCCTGAGAGTGAGGGCTTTGAGATGCCTCTTGGCAGTGCCGAGGGAGTAACGGGTAATATCCCGACTCAAAAGCTGTTCTACTCCGTGAACCGTGTTATTGTGCGTGAGCAGATGCAGCTCGCCCAGCGTTTCGGCCAGATGGCTCTGAACGACGATATGCGCGATGTGATGTTCAAGTTGCTCGACGAGGGTACGGACGGTTTGATTCAGGCATTCTGGAACGCTCTGAACCATCAGCGTCATCAGATTGTGTCGACCGGCCAGTTCACCATCAACGCCACCAACAATCCCCGCGGTCTGAAAGGCATCACCATCGGCTTCGGCGTACCCGCAGACAACTTCGATGACCTGACAAAGACAGGCACTGGTAATCGTCTGACTGAGCGTT